TCAACGTTTACGGCTGATCCCATATCCACATATAAATAAACGGTTCCGGCGGCGTTTGCTTTCCACCATTTCGCAGTACCGTAATTTTGCGCGTTTTCTTTAGGGTATCCGGTAGCATCCGACGTTGTGGTCACGGTGCCGGATTTAACTAAATTCGTTAGTCCCATTATTGCGGTCATTTTATATTAAACCTCGTCCCGTCACCGAACTCGTCGCCGATTTTATCAATTAGATCGCGAACGCCTTGTTTCGAAAAATTATCACCTTCGAGCGTAATATTAACCGTTCCGCCAATTCCGGCGGTTTCGGGTGGTGGTGAAGTTAGGTCGCGCCCAGGCTGATTCGTTGGCGTCGATCCACCTAATGACGGTATAGATCCGCCGCCACCGCGACCGCCACCCATTAACGAGGTCGCCGCGATTAACCCGACCGAAATATAACCGACGGTTCGAATCATTGGAGCGATCGCCCAACCCGCGGGACCTAACGCCATCGCAGATAGGAACGCGACTTCGGTATTAATAACCGCTTGAGCGATTGCGAGGGCTTTCTGCGTTGCGAAAACTATATCAGCCATCGCGGAATTTTCTTTCCCTGTCGCTTTTAAAAATCCTTGAGCCGACGCCGCGGCTTGCCCTAATATACCGACGATCGCTTGATTGACTGCAAGTTCCGTTTGTTGTCGTTCGAGCGCGGCTTCCTCGAATATTCGATTTCGTTCGAACGCTTCGGCGGCGTCAATATCGTTCATTAATAATTTACGTTCCTCGGCGAACGTTATATCTGATGCAAGTTTTTCATCTAATAATACCCGTTCATTCGCGAATTTTTCTTCTAATAAAACAAGTTCGTCGCCGTATTGGGTGCGTAACGCGTCGAGTTTACCTTCACTTTTTTCTGAAAACGTCGCTTTAACTTCCTCCGGCACGCCGCCACTATCGACCGCGAGTTCGGGTGCTTGCTGTACCATTTCGATCCGCGATAATTCGTTAAGTACAACTTCATCCTGTATCTTTTTAAGTTGTTTATATTTTTCAGTTAGTGTTTCAGTGGCACCGCTCCAATGATCGCTCCCTATAACAAACGTTTCCCGTAACGACTCTAACGATGAAATTTCACCCTGTAGATCGATCACTTGATCTTGTAAGGTGTTTAATTGTCCGGTCGCTTTTGCTGCAAACCATCCCAATGCTTTGCCAAAATTAGCGAAACCCTTCGCACCCTCGACGAGTGCCGCGGTCATACTTATGATCGAACTTGTAATTGTCGAAAACGCTTGTTTTGTTTCGGGATCTTTTAATAACGAGGTAAGTTCTTCGGTCGCTTTTTTGGCGTCGATCATACCGTCGCCATCTTCCTCCATTAAATCACCGAACGCGTTCGATAATCCTTTTAACGCACCGCCGAAGGTATCCCGCGCCGCTATCGCCGATCCGCCGAATTGGGTTTCTAATTCTTTTAAAATTATTTTCTGCGCGTCGGCAAGTTTTCCGGTTTCCGCTAACGATTTAATTAACGTTTTTTGATCGACACTAAATTGGATACCCGCACGACTCAACGCGCCCAAATTAGCGATCGGGTCGTTTAGAGCCTTACCGAGCATTAACGCGGACGATTGTAAATCCTGACCCATACGAGCGGAAAGATCGAGAACGGCTTGCGTGGTAGCGGGTAGAACGTCACCTTTTAAACTGGTAAACGTTAATAAAACCGATTGCATGCTGATAATCGCTTCGTCGCCGAATGTGGTCACATTCTGCATTGACTGGGCGAATTCTTGCATTTCTTTGGAAGTAAAACCGGCGGATGCACCGGTCGATTTTATAGCGGCGTCGAGTTGCGCGACGGCTTGTTCCTGTTTAATAGTAGCATTAAGAATAGATCGAAATGCGGTCGCCAAACCGATCGCAGTTATCGCAGCCCCTAAACCTCTAAAGGACTTACCGAGTTTTTTCGTTGATTTTTCGGCGCGTTTCGATCTCTTTTCGAGTTTGTCGAGACGCTTCGTTGCCTTAACAAGATCGTCGGAAACAATTTTTAAACCGAGTACGGCAATATCCTCAGCCATCAGCGTCTCCGGATCGTTTTTTTGTTTCGATTTCTAACATTAAATCCGACTCCCACGCTGTTAATTCAATATTTTTTACTTTCTGGTACGCGGCTAACTCGACATAAGTAATTTTTTCGCAACCTTTCCGAATATCGAGGTATAAATCCCACAAATAAGCGGCATTATTCGGTAAGTCGGGTTTATCCGCTAAATCCGAAACCCTAACGCCCGTTTTTTTGCTGATTCGGGTCCACGTTTCGAGACGTGTTAGTTTCGAACTTTTTTCGAACCCATAAGCATGAAACGCCCATTTAGCGTATTCTAAAACCTTATCGGCTAACCCTCGGTAAAATTTGCGCGTTTACCTATAAAAATATTAACCTGATCCATGATATAAGGCGCGTTTTCGTAAAGTTGCTGTACTTTCGTAATACTGAACTTTAATTCCTTTCCTTTACTCATAAACCCACGCCATCCGATTGTCGCTTCGGATAATGCGATCGCGGTTGCGTTCGCTTCGTCATTGATCAAGGTTTCGCGTTGCGCTTTGATCGTACCTTTACGAAATACCGGCGAATCAACACCGGCAAGAATCAAGAACATATCGAGCGGTTTACCGCTCTCGTCCTTGACTTGCATCTCAACACCTTTCGCGTGTTTTTTTACCGTGTAAAGTTTTTCAATATCCATTACGCGAGTACGCCACGAGTTAACGCACCATCACCTTGAAAAGTGAAGTTCGCCGTAACGATCGAGTTATTTGCTGGATCGCGAGTGATCCCTGTAATTGATGCTTGTCCGTTAAAATCAATATCGCCCGTTGTATCGCCGTCCGGTTGTAAATGTAACGCAACCGAAGCGCCGGTCGTCATTGCTTCCTGACCTGTTGCATCAGTGTCGTCCCAATAACAATTTATCGAACCGTTCCAATTTTTTGTCCCAACTTTATGTGTGTCGTCGGTATCACCTGTTACGGTATCATCCATAACGTTTATACCTTCGGTTAACGACCACGATAAAACCTCGGCGACTGTGTTAGTGCCAATCTTAACGACCCCGCCATTACCTGAGTGATTTGCCATTGTTTACGACTCCTTTGTTACTTTTTTAGATTTAACAGGCGCTTTTTCTGTATTTTCAAGCGTCCATCCTTTTTCTAACATCTCATCAACTTTCGTTGGATGTGGTGTTACCGGTACCCCTCCGCCTGGCGGATAGACTTTTATAGGTTCTCTCATTTTTAGCGCCTCGCTGTAAACGAATAATAAATAATTTCAATAATACCGCCATGCCATCCGTTAGCGTCTCGAATCGACATTTTACGGCTTACGCTCTTTATTTCAACAATTACGCTGTTACTTGTCAACTGCGTACCATGTTTAAATTGTAGCGCAACTTTGTCCATCATTTCGAGCAAAGCTTTTTTACCTTTGTTCGCTTCGGTAAAAATATCGATCTGATAGACGCCGACGTTTAGATCACGCCCGTCGGTTACACCGATTGTATCAGGTAACGATTCACCGGGGATATGCGTCGGGCGGATATACGTCTCACCCATCACCGGCGCAAATTCTTTATTTTCCCACGCGACCGAAGGTTTTCCGACCATCGCGTCGAGTTGTTCATCAAGCGCCTGACTAATATCGACGAAAGCGGTCATTTTCTCGCTTTCCTCGCGTTAGCGTTAACAACGTTTTGATATTCCGCGACGGTAACTTTCACCATACCATGTGGGCGCCGATTTTTACCACCATGTTCAATTACACCAGCATAAGGTAAATTATTGGTAACAAAAACCGAATCACCTAATTTAACCGCGCGTAATTTACCATTTCCCGACGCGATTGTGTTCGATCCGTTTTTATCCGCTGTATCGACTTCGTTCGATGGTGCAACGTTTAGCCCTATTTGCCAATTACCGCGGGCGGTACCTTGATCGACCGGTGTACGTTTAACGATTCTCGATAATAAATCGAGTGACGTACCACGGAAAATAGCTTCCGCCGTTTTTTCAAGTTTCCGACCAAATCGGTTGATGTCTTTAGAAAAACTCATTTTCTCAACTGAATCTCGTATATAACCACAGTTTCGGCGGGTGACGTCGTTTTGATACCCATAACCCGATAAACGATAGCGTCGATCGTAACCTTATCGCCGATAATTGGCGCGGTTGTTGTCGCCTCTAAAATTAATTTAATGTCGCCTCGTAAAACGTTCGTGTCGTCGATTTCATTTTTATTATAATTTAACGCGACACCATTTCCGGTATATGTCGAGGGCGTCGATTGAATTTCGCCGGTACCTGGATCGTGTGCCGTTTCGGTGTCACGAGTGAACGTCAACAATTGACCTTTACTCGTTAACAGGTTCGCCGCGACCGTCTGTAATCCGGAATAAAAACTCATCGTTCGACAACGCTGATCGTTCCGGTTCGTTCGTCGGTACGACCCGCCGATGTGACTATTTCGCAAGCAATTTCGTAAGATGTTCCCGCGGTACCGCCCGAAAGCCATACTGTCACGGTCGTACTTGTATCGGTGATTGCGCTCGAATCGACGGTTATTCCACTATCCGCGGTTATCGTTTGACTCGATATTGTTTCGCCTGATTCGAGCCAGTCGGTAAAGCCGCGCCCGTTAGTATTCGTTTTCCAGTCGAATTTATAATCGAGAACCGCATCGACGTCTTTTTCTATTGTCGCGATACTCATTAGACCGGATCAGCGATTTCGATGTCCCATTCCGGAACGGTTACAGTGCCGCCACTCGTTAACGCTTGACTGGTGCACGTCGTAACATAAATGTCGGTACCATCATCAAGTACGACATGGGTCGCGGTGCCGGTTGTAGTAATTGAGATTGCCGACTGTATTAAAACCGATAATTTACGCCCGTTTGTGTCACCGTTGGCCTTCGTATAGTCGCCACCACCGTCCCCCGCCGTCAATGTGACCGCCGCAAGCATGACCGCCGCTATACCCGCATAATTCGCCGGTTGCCCTGAACATACCGACAACGTAACGCAGTCGTCGATTCGATCTAAACCGCCGTCGATAAAGACGTCATTCGCTGCCTTTGCCATTGTATTAAACCTCGCCCGTTAAATTATTGTGCATCACATTGTCGGGAATTACTGTTCGTTCGGTTAAATTGAGATCGTTATTTTCGCGACCTTCTAATTCAACCCATCCCGCTCCGTGAAACACTTCGATTAATTCATCGGTAAAACCTAATTTTTCCGAATCGTGTGTGTTACCTTCCTCGAAAGTAGCGTGTCCATGTTTGAACGTTTCTAAAACTTTGAATTTCATTTTAACTTACCTCGTAACTTTAAAAATTCGATCCTCAGACTCAACAAGAAAAATTCGATCCTCGCTTACGAT